ATTAATACTTTTAACAATTGTAGTATATAAAAAAGGGAGTAACCGAAAACGGTCGGGACCGAAAACGGTGTATATAAAAGATGTGAGAAACACACCACAATACTATGGCGCGCTTTGAGGATCCAACACGGCGACCCTACAAGCTACCTGATCTGTGCACGGAACTGAACACTTCACTGCAAGACATAGAAATAACCTGTGTATATTGCAAGACAGTATTGGAACTTACAGAGGTATTTGAATTTGCATTTAAAGATTTATTTGTGGTGTATAGAGACAGTATACCCCATGCTGCATGCCATAAATGTATAGATTTTTATTCTAGAATTAGAGAATTAAGACATTATTCAGACTCTGTGTATGGAGACACATTGGAAAAACTAACTAACACTGGGTTATACAATTTATTAATAAGGTGCCTGCGGTGCCAGAAACCGTTGAATCCAGCAGAAAAACTTAGACACCTTAATGAAAAACGACGATTTCACAACATAGCTGGGCACTATAGAGGCCAGTGCCATTCGTGCTGCAACCGAGCACGACAGGAACGACTCCAACGACGCAGAGAAACACAAGTATAATATTAAGTATGCATGGACCTAAGGCAACATTGCAAGACATTGTATTGCATTTAGAGCCCCAAAATGAAATTCCGGTTGACCTTCTATGTCACGAGCAATTAAGCGACTCAGAGGAAGAAAACGATGAAATAGATGGAGTTAATCATCAACATTTACCAGCCCGACGAGCCGAACCACAACGTCACACAATGTTGTGTATGTGTTGTAAGTGTGAAGCCAGAATTGAGCTAGTAGTAGAAAGCTCAGCAGACGACCTTCGAGCATTCCAGCAGCTGTTTCTGAACACCCTGTCCTTTGTGTGTCCGTGGTGTGCATCCCAGCAGTAAGCAACAATGGCTGATCCAGAAGGTACAGACGGGGAGGGCACGGGTTGTAACGGCTGGTTTTATGTACAAGCTATTGTAGACAAAAAAACAGGAGATGTAATATCAGATGACGAGGACGAAAATGCAACAGACACAGGGTCGGATATGGTAGATTTTATTGATACACAAGGAACATTTTGTGAACAGGCAGAGCTAGAGACAGCACAGGCATTGTTCCATGCGCAGGAGGTCCACAATGATGCACAAGTGTTGCATGTTTTAAAACGAAAGTTTGCAGGAGGCAGCACAGAAAACAGTCCATTAGGGGAGCGGCTGGAGGTGGATACAGAGTTAAGTCCACGGTTACAAGAAATATCTTTAAATAGTGGGCAGAAAAAGGCAAAAAGGCGGCTGTTTACAATATCAGATAGTGGCTATGGCTGTTCTGAAGTGGAAGCAACACAGATTCAGGTAACTACAAATGGCGAACATGGCGGCAATGTATGTAGTGGCGGCAGTACGGAGGCTATAGACAACGGGGGCACAGAGGGCAACAACAGCAGTGTAGACGGTACAAGTGACAATAGCAATATAGAAAATGTAAATCCACAATGTACCATAGCACAATTAAAAGACTTGTTAAAAGTAAACAATAAACAAGGAGCTATGTTAGCAGTATTTAAAGACACATATGGGCTATCATTTACAGATTTAGTTAGAAATTTTAAAAGTGATAAAACCACGTGTACAGATTGGGTTACAGCTATATTTGGAGTAAACCCAACAATAGCAGAAGGATTTAAAACACTAATACAGCCATTTATATTATATGCCCATATTCAATGTCTAGACTGTAAATGGGGAGTATTAATATTAGCCCTGTTGCGTTACAAATGTGGTAAGAGTAGACTAACAGTTGCTAAAGGTTTAAGTACGTTGTTACACGTACCTGAAACTTGTATGTTAATTCAACCACCAAAATTGCGAAGTAGTGTTGCAGCACTATATTGGTATAGAACAGGAATATCAAATATTAGTGAAGTAATGGGAGACACACCTGAGTGGATACAAAGACTTACTATTATACAACATGGAATAGATGATAGCAATTTTGATTTGTCAGAAATGGTACAATGGGCATTTGATAATGAGCTGACAGATGAAAGCGATATGGCATTTGAATATGCCTTATTAGCAGACAGCAACAGCAATGCAGCTGCCTTTTTAAAAAGCAATTGCCAAGCTAAATATTTAAAAGATTGTGCCACAATGTGCAAACATTATAGGCGAGCCCAAAAACGACAAATGAATATGTCACAGTGGATACGATTTAGATGTTCAAAAATAGATGAAGGGGGAGATTGGAGACCAATAGTGCAATTCCTGCGATACCAACAAATAGAGTTTATAACATTTTTAGGAGCCTTAAAATCATTTTTAAAAGGAACCCCCAAAAAAAATTGTTTAGTATTTTGTGGACCAGCAAATACAGGAAAATCATATTTTGGAATGAGTTTTATACACTTTATACAAGGAGCAGTAATATCATTTGTGAATTCCACTAGTCATTTTTGGTTGGAACCGTTAACAGATACTAAGGTGGCCATGTTAGATGATGCAACGACCACGTGTTGGACATACTTTGATACCTATATGAGAAATGCGTTAGATGGCAATCCAATAAGTATTGATAGAAAGCACAAACCATTAATACAACTAAAATGTCCTCCAATACTACTAACCACAAATATACATCCAGCAAAGGATAATAGATGGCCATATTTAGAAAGTAGAATAACAGTATTTGAATTTCCAAATGCATTTCCATTTGATAAAAATGGCAATCCAGTATATGAAATAAATGACAAAAATTGGAAATGTTTTTTTGAAAGGACATGGTCCAGATTAGATTTGCACGAGGAAGAGGAAGATGCAGACACCGAAGGAAACCCTTTCGGAACGTTTAAGTTGCGTGCAGGACAAAATCATAGACCACTATGAAAATGACAGTAAAGACATAGACAGCCAAATACAGTATTGGCAACTAATACGTTGGGAAAATGCAATATTCTTTGCAGCAAGGGAACATGGCATACAGACATTAAACCACCAGGTGGTGCCAGCCTATAACATTTCAAAAAGTAAAGCACATAAAGCTATTGAACTGCAAATGGCCCTACAAGGCCTTGCACAAAGTCGATACAAAACCGAGGATTGGACACTGCAAGACACATGCGAGGAACTATGGAATACAGAACCTACTCACTGCTTTAAAAAAGGTGGCCAAACAGTACAAGTATATTTTGATGGCAACAAAGACAATTGTATGACCTATGTAGCATGGGACAGTGTGTATTATATGACTGATGCAGGAACATGGGACAAAACCGCTACCTGTGTAAGTCACAGGGGATTGTATTATGTAAAGGAAGGGTACAACACGTTTTATATAGAATTTAAAAGTGAATGTGAAAAATATGGGAACACAGGTACGTGGGAAGTACATTTTGGGAATAATGTAATTGATTGTAATGACTCTATGTGCAGTACCAGTGACGACACGGTATCCGCTACTCAGCTTGTTAAACAGCTACAGCACACCCCCTCACCGTATTCCAGCACCGTGTCCGTGGGCACCGCAAAGACCTACGGCCAGACGTCGGCTGCTACACGACCTGGACACTGTGGACTCGCGGAGAAGCAGCATTGTGGACCTGTCAACCCACTTCTCGGTGCAGCTACACCTACAGGCAACAACAAAAGACGGAAACTCTGTAGTGGTAACACTACGCCTATAATACATTTAAAAGGTGACAGAAACAGTTTAAAATGTTTACGGTACAGATTGCGAAAACATAGCGACCACTATAGAGATATATCATCCACCTGGCATTGGACAGGTGCAGGCAATGAAAAAACAGGAATACTGACTGTAACATACCATAGTGAAACACAAAGAACAAAATTTTTAAATACTGTTGCAATTCCAGATAGTGTACAAATATTGGTGGGATACATGACAATGTAATACATATGCTGTAGTACCAATATGTTATCACTTATTTTTTTATTTTGCTTTTGTGTATGCATGTATGTGTGCTGCCATGTCCCGCTTTTGCCATCTGTCTGTATGTGTGCGTATGCATGGGTATTGGTATTTGTGTATATTGTGGTAATAACGTCCCCTGCCACAGCATTCACAGTATATGTATTTTGTTTTTTATTGCCCATGTTACTATTGCATATACATGCTATATTGTCTTTACAGTAATTGTATAGGTTGTTTTATACAGTGTATTGTACATTGTATATTTTGTTTTATACCTTTTATGCTTTTTGTATTTTTGTAATAAAAGTATGGTATCCCACCGTGCCGCACGACGCAAACGGGCTTCGGTAACTGACTTATATAAAACATGTAAACAATCTGGTACATGTCCACCTGATGTTGTTCCTAAGGTGGAGGGCACCACGTTAGCAGATAAAATATTGCAATGGTCAAGCCTTGGTATATTTTTGGGTGGACTTGGCATAGGTACTGGCAGTGGTACAGGGGGTCGTACAGGGTACATTCCATTGGGTGGGCGTTCCAATACAGTGGTGGATGTTGGTCCTACACGTCCCCCAGTGGTTATTGAACCTGTGGGCCCCACAGACCCATCTATTGTTACATTAATAGAGGACTCCAGTGTGGTTACATCAGGTGCACCTAGGCCTACGTTTACTGGCACGTCTGGGTTTGATATAACATCTGCGGGTACAACTACACCTGCGGTTTTGGATATCACACCTTCGTCTACCTCTGTGTCTATTTCCACAACCAATTTTACCAATCCTGCATTTTCTGATCCGTCCATTATTGAAGTTCCACAAACTGGGGAGGTGGCAGGTAATGTATTTGTTGGTACCCCTACATCTGGAACACATGGGTATGAGGAAATACCTTTACAAACATTTGCTTCTTCTGGTACGGGGGAGGAACCCATTAGTAGTACCCCATTGCCTACTGTGCGGCGTGTAGCAGGTCCCCGCCTTTACAGTAGGGCCTACCAACAAGTGTCAGTGGCTAACCCTGAGTTTCTTACACGTCCATCCTCTTTAATTACATATGACAACCCGGCCTTTGAGCCTGTGGACACTACATTAACATTTGATCCTCGTAGTGATGTTCCTGATTCAGATTTTATGGATATTATCCGTCTACATAGGCCTGCTTTAACATCCAGGCGTGGGACTGTTCGCTTTAGTAGATTAGGTCAACGGGCAACTATGTTTACCCGCAGCGGTACACAAATAGGTGCTAGGGTTCACTTTTATCATGATATAAGTCCTATTGCACCTTCCCCAGAATATATTGAACTGCAGCCTTTAGTATCTGCCACGGAGGACAATGACTTGTTTGATATATATGCAGATGACATGGACCCTGCAGTGCCTGTACCATCGCGTTCTACTACCTCCTTTGCATTTTTTAAATATTCGCCCACTATATCTTCTGCCTCTTCCTATAGTAATGTAACGGTCCCTTTAACCTCCTCTTGGGATGTGCCTGTATACACGGGTCCTGATATTACATTACCATCTACTACCTCTGTATGGCCCATTGTATCACCCACGGCCCCTGCCTCTACACAGTATATTGGTATACATGGTACACATTATTATTTGTGGCCATTATATTATTTTATTCCTAAGAAACGTAAACGTGTTCCCTATTTTTTTGCAGATGGCTTTGTGGCGGCCTAGTGACAATACCGTATATCTTCCACCTCCTTCTGTGGCAAGAGTTGTAAATACCGATGATTATGTGACTCCCACAAGCATATTTTATCATGCTGGCAGCTCTAGATTATTAACTGTTGGTAATCCATATTTTAGGGTTCCTGCAGGTGGTGGCAATAAGCAGGATATTCCTAAGGTTTCTGCATACCAATATAGAGTATTTAGGGTGCAGTTACCTGACCCAAATAAATTTGGTTTACCTGATACTAGTATTTATAATCCTGAAACACAACGTTTAGTGTGGGCCTGTGCTGGAGTGGAAATTGGCCGTGGTCAGCCTTTAGGTGTTGGCCTTAGTGGGCATCCATTTTATAATAAATTAGATGACACTGAAAGTTCCCATGCCGCCACGTCTAATGTTTCTGAGGACGTTAGGGACAATGTGTCTGTAGATTATAAGCAGACACAGTTATGTATTTTGGGCTGTGCCCCTGCTATTGGGGAACACTGGGCTAAAGGCACTGCTTGTAAATCGCGTCCTTTATCACAGGGCGATTGCCCCCCTTTAGAACTTAAAAACACAGTTTTGGAAGATGGTGATATGGTAGATACTGGATATGGTGCCATGGACTTTAGTACATTGCAAGATACTAAATGTGAGGTACCATTGGATATTTGTCAGTCTATTTGTAAATATCCTGATTATTTACAAATGTCTGCAGATCCTTATGGGGATTCCATGTTTTTTTGCTTACGGCGTGAGCAGCTTTTTGCTAGGCATTTTTGGAATAGAGCAGGTACTATGGGTGACACTGTGCCTCAATCCTTATATATTAAAGGCACAGGTATGCCTGCTTCACCTGGCAGCTGTGTGTATTCTCCCTCTCCAAGTGGCTCTATTGTTACCTCTGACTCCCAGTTGTTTAATAAACCATATTGGTTACATAAGGCACAGGGTCATAACAATGGTGTTTGCTGGCATAATCAATTATTTGTTACTGTGGTAGATACCACTCCCAGTACCAATTTAACAATATGTGCTTCTACACAGTCTCCTGTACCTGGGCAATATGATGCTACCAAATTTAAGCAGTATAGCAGACATGTTGAGGAATATGATTTGCAGTTTATTTTTCAGTTGTGTACTATTACTTTAACTGCAGATGTTATGTCCTATATTCATAGTATGAATAGCAGTATTTTAGAGGATTGGAACTTTGGTGTTCCCCCCCCCCCAACTACTAGTTTGGTGGATACATATCGTTTTGTACAATCTGTTGCTATTACCTGTCAAAAGGATGCTGCACCGGCTGAAAATAAGGATCCCTATGATAAGTTAAAGTTTTGGAATGTGGATTTAAAGGAAAAGTTTTCTTTAGACTTAGATCAATATCCCCTTGGACGTAAATTTTTGGTTCAGGCTGGATTGCGTCGCAAGCCCACCATAGGCCCTCGCAAACGTTCTGCTCCATCTGCCACTACGTCTTCTAAACCTGCCAAGCGTGTGCGTGTACGTGCCAGGAAGTAATATGTGTGTGTGTATATATATATACATCTATTGTTGTGTTTGTATGTCCTGTGTTTGTGTTTGTTGTATGATTGCATTGTATGGTATGTATGGTTGTTGTTGTATGTTGTATGTTACTATATTTGTTGGTATGTGGCATTAAATAAAATATGTTTTGTGGTTCTGTGTGTTATGTGGTTGCGCCCTAGTGAGTAACAACTGTATTTGTGTTTGTGGTATGGGTGTTGCTTGTTGGGCTATATATTGTCCTGTATTTCAAGTTATAAAACTGCACACCTTACAGCATCCATTTTATCCTACAATCCTCCATTTTGCTGTGCAACCGATTTCGGTTGCCTTTGGCTTATGTCTGTGGTTTTCTGCACAATACAGTACGCTGGCACTATTGCAAACTTTAATCTTTTGGGCACTGCTCCTACATATTTTGAACAATTGGCGCGCCTCTTTGGCGCATATAAGGCGCACCTGGTATTAGTCATTTTCCTGTCCAGGTGCGCTACAACAATTGCTTGCATAACTATATCCACTCCCTAAGTAATAAAACTGCTTTTAGGCACATATTTTAGTTTGTTTTTACTTAAGCTAATTGCATACTTGGCTTGTACAACTACTTTCATGTCCAACATTCTGTCTACCCTTAACATGAACTATAATATGACTAAGCTGTGCATACATAGTTTATGCAACCGAAATAGGTTGGGCAGCACATACTATACTTTTC